GGGCTGGCGTCTTTCGTCAGCACCGGCATCTGGCCTGCAATCCACTCGCCCGAGGCGTGGGCTAACGTCGTTACCAACATCAGCCCTTGCTCGGTCATCTGCGTGGTCTGGATCACCGACAAGCCGTTAGCGGCTAATTGCTTACGACAAGCATCCCAGCATGACGCAAGGTCAGCGTACTTGCTCTTAAAGAACGGGTTGCTGCTGTCCTTCAGCGCCCCCGTGATGTCGGCTTGGGCTTTGCTTAACGCGGCGGCCAATGCGCCTATGGTTTCACTCTGCATCTTCTTGCTCCTTTAGTTCTGCTAATGCCTTATTGCAGGCTTCTATACGTTCTTGTTCTTCCAGTTCTTGCATCAGTTGGTCTTGGTGATGCCACCAAGTCATATCGTCATCGTGCATGACTAATGCGCTCCTCTGCCGGGGTGCAGCCACCGTCGCCGCACGGGTCGTTAATCGCTGCTATGGCGTATAGCGCCACAATGAGGATGGCTTGGGGTAACCAGCGGCTCATCGGCCTTCATCCCACGGGCCGTTGACCTCGGCATCGGTTTCCGCAATTTCGCGGAGCGTCTCAAGCTGGTAATCGGACAACTCGTCCAAATCCATCTGGATGTCGTGGTTGAGCGTGGTGGGCTTCTTGTCGCTATCGAGGAATATGCCGATCAGGTCGGCCCCCTCAAGCGAGATGTCGCCGTCCAAGTCCTGTGCGTACTCAACGCGGACTTCAAACTTGCTGCCGAGGGCGTAAAAGGTGCCGAAGGCGTGGAAGAAATTGTTTTTAAGCATTTCTGTTGCTCCTGTGTTGTTTCTATCAACGATTGCATTTTACCAGAGTTAACAAACAAATCAATAGTACGAACTCCAATAACGCTCTTTGTAAACGGGCTTGCCGCTAGACATCACGATTGGCTGCTCGTAATACGCTGTCGCGCTCTGGTGAATCTTCACGCTCGGCGAACCACCCACCATGCTGACCCGTCTTGAAAACGCTTCGCCAATGAACATACCGGGCATTGGCTTGGTTTTTCCGCACAAATACCCTTCTTCTTCACGGCTCTGGGCAATTTCCCGCAGCTCAATTGTTTGGCCGCGAACACCCACAACCTCGTAGTACTCAACATTGGTTTGCTCGTAACCCCAACTGGTTCTAAACACCTCGCCACCAACCAACTTGTGAGGCGCAGATCGGGCTTTACGTCGCTCGGCTACCATCGCTTTGTGGGCTTCTAGGCTTTCCACTTGCGATTTGATTTTCTCGGCTAACCGCTCAGCAGAACCAAATATGTAATGCCATAACGGCTTGGTCGCTTTACCGGCAAACGCCATCGCAACGATCTTGCCGCGCACTTCGTGGGTGTAAACCACAAACTCCGTGGCTTCGTGAATGTAATGCAGCGAGTAGCTGGCCGGGATATGTCGTTCTTTCTTCATCTCAAGTACCTCTCTGTGGTATCAAAATCAACAACGATAGTTTACCAAGGTTAATACATTTGTCAAGCGGCTTTAGCAGGAAAACGCAAATATTCAAACATTTTTATTTCCCGCTCTAACGCCTCACGCGAACAGCTGAAGTGCTGGTGAATTTCGCTATAAAACACCAGCATCGGAACTGCCATTTCGCAATCTTCCTCCCACCATTGCGGCTTGGGGGCATACGAACTGGCTATCTGTTTGGCCCATTCGGGTAGTTGCGCTTGGCGTTCGGGCGACAACCAAATGCCACCGTGACCAGCCGTGAACACTTGAACAATGCCGGGGGCTAACACTTTTTGCTGTTGGACAGCGCCCCAAGGCGAATACTTGATGACTGACTCTTTCATATCAACCTCTCTATGGTTAATCACTATCTACGGTGCTATGTTAACACAAGTTAAGTATCCGTCAATAGCAGATAGGTACATGTTTCGCTATGTAGTTTCTGATTGCAGCAAAGCGTAACCCAAGTTAACATACAAAAATGGACATACAAACAGCATTAAAAGTTTTTGGTTCACCCGCAGGAATTGCCCGAGCGTTTAAGGTCACAGCGCCTGCTGTATCGCGTTGGATACGCAACGGCAAGGTGCCGCAACAACGGGTGTGGCAGTACAAGGCTGGGCTGGTCAAAGCGCCTAAAGGACGTTAGTGGACGCTAAAACGAAAAGCCCCCGAGGAGGGGGCTTGACGCTGCCGGGGGAATGGCATTACGCTGAGGTTGCAAGTCGGCGTAGATGTAGTTTAGTCCTGTTAATGGACTTGTCAACCTACCTATACGCCTCGGCTCATCTGGTCGGGGAAACCACGCGCAGACAGGGCTTAAATCTAGACCGGGGCAGCCAGCCTCTAGACACGCAGCGTATAGCGGGGAAGCGTGAATGGCACCGGGAAACCGGCAAATGTAGCCCGCAGCAGGGTGGCTCCGTCAGTCATCTAATCTCTGCACGACCCACGTTAGGCGTACTCCGTCTCAACCGTGCAGAGTTCACCATCAGTCATCAGTTCTAAACCATAGAGAGGTTTATATGGGAGATGAATTCACTTACTTTCCGACTAAACAAGCTCAAACGGAAAAGCCTAAGCCAAGTCACAACCTTGAACACCAGTTCCACTCCAATCAGGTGATGTGGAACGAGTCTGTGCGGGAATCCCCGCTGAACCGCTTAAAGTTCTACGACGCACAGTTAGCCAGAGGCGTTGAGGTTAACCGTGATAGGGTCGCTGAACTGATCCGAGAGGCTGGCGCTGCTGCCGTGCTATCGGATAGGGATACGATTGGGCTGGTACGCCAGCTTTGGGGTGAGCGGGCTGTGGAGAGACTTCGTGCTAGAGCTAAAGCGGGGGAATAGAACATGGTGGATTATCTGGCTAGGGCGATGCGTAAACGAGGCAAGGCGTGAGGTACAAAGCGAGGCGGGATGCGAACGATGGCCTTATTGGCCGGGCGCTGTCCGCGGCAGGGTTCACCGTCCTCGACTACGCCTCAAACGGCGGCGTACCAGATCGTCTCGTCGTCAGACCACTACCGGACGGAACACCGTGGGTGTGCTGGGTCGAAATCAAGGTCGAAAAGGGAAAGCTACGCCCAAGTCAAGAAAGGTTCCGACAAGTGTTTGAGCCACGCGGTGAGTTCTACGTTGCGCGTGACCCCGAGGAAACGGTGCGAGAACTCATGGATCGGTACATTTCTGCTATAAAACCCGAGCAGTTGCGGTAAAATACCGTAGGTAGTACCCTCGCCCACATACCGCAAAATGGGTTAATCATGAAACACCAACAAGCCGGAATCTTCGTTTCAGCCCTGCTTCACAGCAGCACTATTACCCATTTCCTGCACTTGTCCACCAAGTCCTACGCGGAACATAAGGCGCTGGGCGGGTATTACGACAACATCCTTGACCTTGCCGACAAGTACGCCGAGGCGTATCAGGGGCATTTCGGCATCATCCCGATGACCGCCTACATCGACGATTTTAAGGTACAGAAGGACGCCAAGGCTTACGTCAGCGGCTTGCTGGACTTTGCCAAGAGTATGCGCGACCAGCTGCCCGACGAGCCTGACTTGCAGAACATCCACGACGAGATCGTGGGTCTGATCGCCTCCACGCTGTATAAGCTCGAAAATTTAAGCTGACATGGCCGCGAAACGTGACCGTTTGGCTGCCGTTTTGGCTTATATGGACGAAAAAGCCAAAAGGTTTGCAAGCTTAAATCAGCCTCAATCGACGGACACCGCTGATGTTGCATTGGACATCGCAGCCGGATTTACGCCGCTGCAATACCCACAGGCGGCGCGAGATTTTGAGCGATCACGACGAACCGGCGACAAACTCGGGCAATTATTAGCTGCCGCAGGCGCAATTCCTGTTGTTGGTGGTATCCCCCGAGCCGTAAAAGCGATTGATAAAGCTATCGAAGCACGATATTTCAAGCGGTTAGACCAAGATTACGAAGGACTAAAAACCGAGTACGCCACTCGTCCTGACAGTTTCGGCGGCAAAGTTCTAAATACGGACGTTGCACGGGAATTGTCGCCAGAATACTTGGCAGACCGCACAAAGTCGGCAGACGTACATGAGCCATCAAGCTCGTTCATTAAGAAACTTTATGCCGAGCGCCTCGCCCAACCGACCCCGCCAGATAAAGACCCGGTGGTGTTGTTTACCGCTGGCGGTACAGGCGCAGGCAAAAGCTCTGGCCTCACCCAGCTCCGCAAAACCACCCCGAGTTTGAATCGGGTAGAGCTGGAATACGACACCAACATGAATGGGTACGAATCCAGCAAAAAGAAAATCGACGAGGCACTTAAATCAGGACGTCAAGTGCAAATCGTGTTTACCTACCGTGATCCAGTAGAGGCATTAAGTCGAGGCGCACTCACTCGAGCAATGCGACAAGAAGGCGAGTTTGGAACAGGTAGAACGGTGCCGCTGTCCGAGCATCTGAACACCCACATCGGTGCGCGTAGCACGATGGAACGTCTTGCAAAGGACTACGCCAACAATCCTAAATTCAATTTAACCGTCATTGATAACAGTCGGGGCGAAGGCAACGCTGTTGTGTCGTCATTGGACAATTTACCCAAGTTAAGCGAAAATAAGGTGCGGAATGAATTACGAAATGCCCTTGAACAAGCTAGAAACGAAAAGCGCATATCCGAAAAAGTCTACCGAGGCTTTGCCGACTACTAATGCAACAAAATCGCATTGGGGTGTTGCGAACAATATCGGTCAGGCATTTGCAGCAGCGCTAAACCAAGCGGTTCTTGAAAAGAAAAGTAGGTAATTATGCCTAGTACATCTGACAAGCAACGCCGTTTTATGGCTGCCGCTGCCCACGACCCGGCTTTTGCCAAACGTGTAGGCATATCCCAAAGCGTAGCCCGCGACTTTAACCAAGCCGATAAGGGCAAGAAGCTGGCTGAAGCCATGAAACGGATGCCCAAGCGCGAATGATTGTTGCAGGTATGCGCCAATAGTCGTTTACAATCAAAGCCATGGCCGCACGGAAAAACACACCCCGTCTATCCAACGAGTGGCGAGAACGCATCAAGTCAGGAGTGATCCTGTCTAGGTTAGAGCAAGCCGCGCTCGGTGAGATTGAAATGACCCCGGCAGCACTCAAAGCAGCCGAGATAGTCCTACGCAAGACCCTGCCCGACCTTGCCCGCACCGAAGTGACGGGTGACGAGGGTGGCCCACAGGAACTGGTTATCCGCTGGAAGGAGCCAACCTAGTGGAAATCGAAATGCCTTACCAACCCCGTAAGGCGTTTATGCCGTTCCACAACCGCACGAAGCGCTGGGCCTGCATTGTGGCTCACCGCCGCGCAGGAAAGACGGTCGCAGCCGTTAACGACATCATCCGAGCAGGGATAACGTACCAAGGGCCAAACGGGCTATTTGGCTACGTTGCCCCCTACATGAACCAAGCTAGGCGCATTGCGTGGGACTACTTTAAGTACTACGCCGCACCGATCACCCAAGACGCTAACGAAAGCCAGATGACTCTAACGCTGGTCAATGGCGTGAAGATCAGCCTGTTCGGTGCCGACAACGCCGATGCTATGCGTGGTCTTGGCTTCTCGGGCATCTACCTTGACGAGTACGGCGACTTTAAGCCGAGCGTATTTGGGAACGTTATTCGCCCTGCCTTGTCAGATAAGCAGGGATGGGCGGTCTTTGCCGGTACACCGAAAGGCAAAAACCAATTCTGGGAAGTGTTTGATACAGCCACTCGAATCCCTAGCGAGTGGTTCCTGCTGCGCTTACCCGCCTCAACCAGCGGGCTTCTCCCGGCGTCAGAGCTAGCCGCCGCTAAAGCGCAATTGTCCGAGGAT